GGTTACTGGACAGATCAAATCACTAAATGGATTACTAATAATTGGCAAGTAGAAGTAGCTGAAAATTTAATTTGACAAAAAATATAAAAGGAGTATATTAAAATTATGAGCGACACCTTAAAAAAATACACCATAACAATTCAACGAAACCAAATTGCCGAAGCTGAAATCGAGGTTGAGGCAGAGAGCCAAGGAGAAGCAGAGGAGATGGCTCTTAACAGGGCAGAAGATTGTGATGCCAACTTCGAGGAAGTGGATTATAACTTTGATATTATTCACATTGAAACTGATGAGGATGAAGATGAAGTTTAATCTTTGGCAAACTGAAGATATGCAAGAACCTACGGAGTTAATTGAAGCTAATAGTTATGAACAAGCACTAGAGATGGCTTTAGAATCTTGTGGTTATCACTTAACGCAAAGAGATGAAAATGAAGTCGAGTGAACAAATTGCCAAAGAAATCAGTGATAGGATTTCAGAATATAAAGCTCTTATGATTGAGCATGATAATAATCCAAGTGCGGTTGATGAATTAGAAAGTGCAATTCATGAACTAGATCATCTATTAAGGTGGATTAATGAGTAATAGATATTCAATAGTTAAAATGGTTGCAACTAAATTATATAGAATACAAAATATAGATTCTGGAGAAGTAGATTATTTTTCTACATTAAATCAAATTAAGGAATGGTTATCCTTTAATAAGATAAAAGCTAAATGGATAAATGTGAAATAGTGCTTGCTTAATAATAAATACATGATAACAGGAGATACCATAGTAGCTTATATTATTATAATTTTTACTTTCTTATATATTTATCTAAATCACTATTGACTTTAATTTAGTTTGAAGTATTATTGGCCTATGAAGCTAATTAATACCACCTCATATTGTTCAGATAAACTAAAAGAAATTATTAAATGGTGTATGCCTCAAGGCGTATTCCTTAAAGACATCAGAAAAATAGATATTGGTAATACTAAATTAAATTGGCACGGCAGAGCTTGGAGTAGCATGAGACTGCATGTAGGAGTCCCAGCATATAATAAATATATTAAGCCATATAAGAGTGGTGGATTCAGAGGATACCTAGAAGTTAATACATATACTTGGGAAGAGAGCTTAATTGAATTAATTGCTCATGAATTAAGACATATTTATCAATATAAAAAGGGTAAGTTCTATCATGGTATTAAGAAAATTCGTAAATATAACATGGGAACTAAAGCTAAATTATGTGAAGTTGATGCTAGTTTATATGCTATGAGGAAAGTAAGAGAATACAGAAAGAATAATATTAAATTTAATTTGGTTTGACATAAGTACTTGATTATTATATATTTACGGGGGCGGGGCCCCCGCGCGCGCAAGTCGTTGATAGTCAAGGCTTTACGAATATTGCAAAAAACTTTGATAGGATTGGTAAGTACCTGATTATTAGAATCTTGTAACACGAAAAAAGTTCTTGTCACAATTTAAAAGTGTGGTATGATTATCTTATGGCTAGAACAACTAAACCCGCTCAAAGTGTATACGATTTTGATGTACACCAAGAGCCACTCCTCACAACTGACGGCAAGAGGACAGGATACTTCGGGATGGTACGCCGTGATACCCCCGAACCCGCTCGGAGTTTGCACCGAGCAGTATGGTGTGGTGAAGAATGCAGACCTTGTGGAAATGGTCGAAGAGTCGCTGGCGCAGAACAGCATGCTCGCTAACTACAGCTCTAAAAAGTTTGTGGTTCGTGATGGTGCTCGCTTCTATGCCAGCTATGACTTCGCTGACTTCAAGACTGAATTGAAGCCAGTGGGCAAACGTGCCAAGGGAGACATTCTTGGTTTGCGGTTGACTGTTAACAACAGTTATGACCGCTCCAGTCGTGTTTCTCTCACCCTCGGTTTCCTCCGTTTGATTTGCACAAACGGTATGAAATCGTTGACCAAGGAGTTCAGCATGACGAAGCGCCACACGCTCGCCGTGAATCTGGATTTCATTGGTGATGCATTGGCAAATGCTGTGGCTAGCGTTGATACCTCTGTGGCAATCTTTAACAGGTTGGCTCAGAAGGCTATCACTAACGAGCAGGGCTTGACCTTGCTCACCAAGTTGGAAGAGAAGGACGTTATCTCTGCCAAGGTGCGTGAAGGCATCGAAGCAGTTTGGCGCAACCCTTCTTACGAGGAAGATACTGACCGCAACTTGTACAACTTGTACAACGCTTCGACTCAGTTCCTGACTCGCAATGTTGCAGACGAGCGCTATGAGTATAGCGAGCGTATCAGCACTGACTTGCTCAAAGTCTTCTCGGGCAAAACCCGTGACGAAGACCTCTTGAAACTGGTCGCCTAAACTAAAACGAAACTTTAACAGGATGCGAGGGGTTAATCCTCTCGCATTCTTTTTGCTTTTTTCTTGACATGCGTAAGTCGTTGAGTATCAAGGGTTTACGGCGCGGGGGACCCCGCTTTTGTAACTCGTTATCTATCAAAGGTTTACAATCCTTGACATTTATATTATTTATGTTATAGTTATGAGATGAAAGCAAAGCATAAAGTATATTATAATTTACATAAACATTGTCTTTCTATTATGTTTCGTGGAAAAGTATTAGAGCATAGCACAGAATTTTTTCTTCGTGATGTAGAGTTTAGAGTCAGTCAAGCAGGTCGCTCCAGGGTTCTTCGTGAACAAAGAAAGAATGTTCATGCTTTTGTTTGTGGCACACCAGACGATGGTTGGCCTGTGGATCAAACTGAACGCAGAGTTACCTATAATCCTTATAAGTTTAATAGTTTTGTTTATGCTGATACATTAGAGCCTGTATATAAAGCAAAGTGGGTTGGTGTGATTAATCGTGATATTTTTGTCTTGAATTAAATTAAAAGTATAGTAGAATTATCATATGAACATTACAAAAGTAAAGAAGCTCGCTGAAGGTGGCTGGGCTATTTACGCTACTGACACCAAAACTAAACAAGAAGCACAAGTTGGTTATATCGGGGCTAACCTTGACCCGAAGAACTGGCTACCAGAGGGAACTAAAATTGAAAATTCTTGAAGATTCTTTTACTAGCAGAGGCTTTAAGTTCTCGCTAGTTAAGCGTGAAGGCGATGTTGCAATTTATAAAAAGCAACTCGATGAACCAGACAGCGAAGCTCACAACTATGAAGTGATTGCAATTAAGCGTCACAATGGTTATGAAATCGCAGGTGTAAAGATGCCTCCTGCTGAAATGTATCCTAGCGATAGTCAATGGGGTGATTGGGGATTCACTTGCACAAGTCGTGAAGATGCAGACAAGCGATTCACTCAACTCCAAGAAAAACTCACCGCTTATGTTGCCACAGCAACTTTGCCTAATGGTGAGAAGCGTGGTCGTGGCCGTCCTCGCAAAATTGATTTGACAAAAACAGAATCTGTATTAGTATAACAACATGACATATAAATGTGCTGTTAGTGGAGAGGCGATCCCTCCAGAGAGAGTTGAGGCTCTGCAAGTCCTCGGCGTTCCAGAATCTCAATGGACTAAAATTGAGTATAGTCAGACTAGAAAACTAAAAGCGGTATATGCAGGTGATGATGGCAGTAATGATATTGTTATCTGTGATAATGTTGATGGTGGTTCTATGTTTGATAATGCAGTTGTAGCGGAGACAGAAAATGACATCTAAATTTATTGTTTTGAGAGATGGTGTCCGTGTCAGCGAAGATATGCACTCGTCTGAGGCTTCAGCAGAAGTTGAAGCTAATTATTGGCGAGAGATTATCAAGCGTTGGCCAGACGGCACTAAAGTCATCGTCAAGAAAATTGGCGGATAACTTCGGAGGCTGACATTGAGCTATGGCTCTGTGTTGATTGCTAGGGTCGTCTAACTGGTTAAGACCCCACACTTATAATGTGGTCGCTCTAGATTTGGGCAAAATGCAGGTTCGAATCCTGCCCCTAGTATGTAACTCATTGTCATTCAACGAATTATTTTTGTTGACTATTTTTGTAACTCTTGTATATTAAACCTATGACAAACAACCAATCAGTTCCATTCTATGTGATGAATGTGTTCGGTCAAGACCGAGCCGTTATCCTTAACACCTCAATCCGTATGTGTACGCCCAAGGAGACTTGCTCTCTGAAAGAATTGGAGAACATCGCCAAGGCTTTTGCAGTAGAGTTCGTGCAAGTTCCGAAGCCTTCCAGTTTTCCAGCAAAGGTAGTAGCTTCTTGAAAGATGGGCTTGTAGCTCAATGGTCAGAGCAGAGCACTCATAATGCTTTGGTTGTAGGTTCAAGTCCTACCGAGCCCACAACTTTACATTGGATGTTAAACGCATATAGCAAACATACAGAATTAACCCAAGAAGATATTACAAGATATTTTCTTGACAAAAAACAAGAATAGGATAAACTATAAACTATGAAACTAATTAAACAAAACCTCGGAGCCCATTGGGTTATCGGGATTAAAGGTAACAAGGACGAGATCGAGCAGTTCCACAATCGAGTCTATAACTGGGGCGGAACAAATGGTGAGCTTCAATGGATGAGCGAATCCTTTGCATATTTTTGGATTACTCTTGAGAAGTTGGAGCGAGTAATGTTTAAGTATGTTATGAATAGTTTGAGTGATAAACTTGGTAAGAAGTTCCGTGGTGCTAAAGGTGGATTGAAAGCAGTTGTTATGAATCGTGTGATGAATACGATCAACAACATTCCTTCCGAAAACTTTGTTAAGACAGCACAAGTTCAAGACTTCTATTCTATCGGCCAAGTCTCTGCTGAAAAGCTAGACCACGATAGTTGAACAATCCGCCTAGTAGCCCAACGGCAGAGGCAAACGACTTAAAATCGTTCAAGTGTCAGTTCGAGTCTGACCTAGGCGAAAATTTGCTCCTATAGCTTAATGGATAAAGTGAATGTCTTCTAAACATTCTATGTAGGTTCGATTCCTGCTAGGAGCGAAATATTTTCTCTAAATAAAAATTCACATGTAAGAAATTTATGTGAGAAGTTTCCTTGATAAAAATGCGCCACTAATTATTCTTTGCTCAATAAGTTTTACTATTTTTTGGGGCGGGCTAGAAGAGATACTGAAAATTATAATTACACATCTAAAATAACTTTTACCAAATATCTAATAGGATATAATAAATACTTGAAATACAAAGCAAATAATTGTAAAATATTATATATGAAGCCAAAGAATAGACTTTGCAAAATATTAGAGAAAAGAGTTCTTCAAGGTGAAGATCCAAAGTTGATTGCTGAAATAGAAAAGCATCTTGCTGGTTTAGAAGTAGTTTGGCATAAATGGGTTAAAGCGCATCCTAATTGGAAAGAACACGAAGAATAATTTAATTGTTGTAAGTGTTTGATTATTAAGTAGTTACAGCGGCGGGGACTCTCGCGCCGTAAGTCGTTGATAGACAACGAGATATTTTTCTTGCAAAAAAACAAGGTTATGGTATATTTAACCTATGAACAAAATCAAAAACGCAATCATCTATGCAACCTCATTCATTAAGTATCTGTTCCTTTTCCTCGTAGGGCAAAGGTATCTGATCGAATACAAACCCTACGGCGGTGAGCAGGTCTTTACCTACATCATCGGAAAGCCTTCGTCTTATACGATTAGCAAGGCTGGTAACAAGCTCTTTACGACTTTTTGCTTTTCTGGTCGTATGGATTCTGGCATCCGTCAGTTTCGTTATGATCGGATTACTGGTGGTCTTTCGCCAGTCTAAAGACAGAGAGATACTACTGTAATATCGAGGGTTGGTAGTCCCTCACGAACCATATAGAAAGGGCGAGGAGTAAAATCTTCGCCCTTTTTATTTGACAAAAATCAAAGTTATGTTAAGATAACTATAGTTCTTTCCGCAATGAGTGAGGATGACTTCCTCCATAAGAGCCCTTGAAGCCCCAATGCCCAGAGTCTGAGGCAATTAAAGGTGGGTATATATTTTCTCTAGTTCTAGAATAGAGAGAGCGGAAAGAGCTTACTTATTTTGTCGCCAGTTAGTTCTGTGGTGAAAACACCAATCAAGAAGAGCCCATTCAAATCCAACATCTTTACCAGCTTTTTCACTTTCAAGCCATTTGTGTTTTAATATTTCCTCACGCTCACGAAGGAATTCTTTGTATAGTGCAGATGATTCTAAGAGACCGCTGACTTTTGAGTTCATATCTAAATTCTAAATTAGATTACACAAAATAGCAAATATTAATTGCTAAATAGCTAAATACTTAATATAATAATACTACATATTGGGGCTATCGTCTAATGGTTAGGACTCCTCGCTTTCAATGAGGGTGTATCGGTTCGAATCCGTTTAGCCCTAAGTATTTGATTATTAAGCATTTACAGAAGCGGGGTCCCTTCTGTTATAAGTTATTGATTATTAATAACTTGGTCAGCATCAAGTTCTGCTTGAGTTTCTAAGGCTCGCTCTATAGCTTGATCATCCAGCATTTTTTTCGCCCACAGGTTTAATGTTTTTTGGTCATCGAATATATCATGCATCATTTTATTACCTCTTTTCTTTTTATAGATTATCATATTTATCTATATAGTCAACAATTATATTCTATTGATTATTAAGGATTTATAAAGGTGACCTCCCTTGCTTTGTAAGTTGTTGATGGTGAATGAGATTCTTTTGTAGACAAAAAACAAAAAGCTGATATATTTAAACTATGAAAGTAAACGAAATTATCACAGAAAAATTCATCGAAGCCCTCAACAAAGGCGTGTGCCCTTGGCAGAAACCTTGGAAAGTTTTTGATCTTTGCAACGGCGTTTCCAAAAAGAATTATCGGGGCATCAATCAGTTTTTGCTTCGGATGCTATCTTCTGATGATTTCTTTTTTACATTTAACCAGATTAAAGAACTTGGTGGCAGAATCAAAAAGGGTGCCAAGTCTCACATGGTAGTTTATTACAAACTGCTCAAAACTGAAAGAGACAATGAAACCAAAACTTTTCCCATGATGAGATTCTATAAGGTTTTTGGGTTAAGCGATATTGAGGGCATGAAGTGGAAACAGCCCGAAGTTAAGAAGTTGGAGTTTTCACCAGTAGAAGAAGCAGAGAAGTTGATAAACAAGTGCATTATTCAGATCAAACATGGTGGAAGTCGTGCCTGTTATTATCCACAGGAACATAAGATTGATTTACCTCCAAAAGAAAACTTTACCAGCGTTGAGGAATATTATTCCACGGCGTTTCATGAGATCGGCCACGCTATGCACAAGGCTACGAATGATGATGTGAAGAACGGATTTGGTTCAGAGAATTATAGCAAAGAAGAACTGACCGCAGAGATTTTTGCGAGCCTCTGCCTTAACTTCTGCGGAATTGATTCTGAAAAATGTTTCAACAATTCTGCGAGTTATCTTTCGAGTTGGCTCCAAGTATTAAAAAAAGATATGAACTTTATTATTTCAGCTTCTAGCAAAGCACAGAAAAGATTTGACGCTTTTATTGGTAAAAAAGAAAGCGAAGAGATTCCAGAAGAAGAAGCTGTAACTGCTTAAGTATCAACAACTTAGGCAAGCGGCCTCCCTGCGTTTGTAAGTCATTGATAGTCAACGAGATTTAACTGCAAAAAAAACTTGTGGTAAAACAAAAAAGTGGTAACCTTTTTTTATGTTCAAAAACAAAAAACAAGCCGAAGAGATTGTTGGCACACTCTCAAAACCTTCGAAGATGCCAGGTTATTCTTATTCGACACCAGCCAAGCGTTGTCAGATTGGTGCGAAGATGCGGAAAGTTGTAGGAAGTATTTGTGCTTTCTGCTATGCTCTTAAAGGGCGTTATGTTTTCCCCAATGTTCAGAAAGCTATGGAAAAGCGTTTTGCTTCTCTTACTAATGATCTTTGGGTGGATGCGATGACATACTTAATCGGCAAGGTTAAGAATCCTCATTTCCGCTGGCATGATTCGGGAGACATTCAAGGTGTTTGGCACCTCGAAAAGATTGTGAAGATTGCAAAGAATCTTCCTAACATTTCTTTTTGGCTTCCAACTCGTGAGTATGCTTTCGTTTCAACCTATATTGAACAAGGCGGTGAAGTGCCTAGCAATCTTACTATTCGATTGTCTGCTTTGATGATGGACGGCCCCGCACCCGTGGGAATTGCACAGCGTTTAGGTTTGTGCGTTAGCGGTGCAAGTAAGATTGGAAACTTTAATTGCCCATCTTCCAAACAAGGTAACAAGTGCGGTGATTGTCGTGCTTGTTGGGACAAGAATCAGTTTGCAATTAACTACAAAAAGCATTAAGATGCTTTATGGACATTATTATTCCCGTTATTTTATCTATTGTTGTAATTGTTTTTATATGGGAGATGCTTAAATGAATATCGAAAAACTCTTAAACGAAAATCTTGAAACTTTTTATCCGTGGAATGATTCTGATAATCCTCCACTCGATACAAACAAAACTTTCGTGCAAAAGCAGAGAGAAATTGACGAAGAGTTCGAAGGTTGGCGAGCTAGTATGTAAAAAATTGCTACTGTAAGTCTTTGAATATCAAGGATTTACAACGGCAGGGCCCCCGCGCCTATAAGTCGTTGATAATCAGCTATTTGCGTTTGTTATGCCAAAGCCAAAAACCAAAGTTTATAAGAGTTTCTAATCCAGCCAAAGCAAGATAAGAAAATCCCAACATTGATCCAGCGATGATATATGCTTGCATATTATTCTCCACAGAAGTTTTCGTCACCAGCCCAACCGAAGTCTTCCATCTGGTAACATCCACCATTGTAGTCCTCATCGGTGCCATGACCAGCAGAAGCCATAGCAGAGTCGAAGTCACCATCCATAGAATCATCTGGCTCGTTAGACCTTTCAGATTCCATAACGCGCTCGTCTTCGCGCTCTTTACGGATTTCGTTTAGGATGTCACGCACATCCAGCGGGCCCAGCATATGTTGAGCCATCCATTCTTTGAGTGATGCTTTGTAGTCCATATTATTTAACCTCCATTCCATTCTGACAGGTGAGGCGAAAAGGAACAGCCTTCGCGCCGAAGAAGTTGGTGACTTCGGTATCCTTCTCATCGTAAGAAGGAGCCATCTTGTCGAGCATCTCATTGATGGCATCAGCGGAATTGATGTAGTCGAAGAATGCTTCCGCATCAGCAAAGGCTTCGGTGCAGTTAATCGAGGCAAGGTAGGTGATTTCGTTTGTCATAGATTAAATGTATCATATTTTTTATTTTCGTCAATAGATTTTTTGAAAAAAGTTTCTGATTTTTTCGTTTCGTTCAGGTTTTGTTGGAAGATCAGCATTCTTAAGTCGTTGACTGTCAAGGGTTTGCGCGCGGGGCCTCCCTGCATGCGTAACTCGTTGATACTTAGTATCTTATAAGAGGTCTCGAAGATGCAAGCAACTCGCAGAGATGTAGTAAAAAAATCTCTCTCGCAGAAAGTTTTTTTCTTCGCCATTTTTTACAGCGAGTTTATAAGTTTTTTTATTTATTTTGAAAAGGATTTTTTTCATTTGCTCAAACTTTCCATAGCCTCTTTCAAAAGTTGTAACGCACCTTTGATGGTTTCTTTTTGGTATCCGTATTGTTTTCCCGATTCCAAACATTCTAGTTTGATAATCGCAGCGGAAAGGCAACCTTTTGCCCATCCTTTGTTTTGTGCTTCATTCATTGTTTTTTGGTATTCAGTTATCATATTAGTCTCCTTTGTATTGTCCACCGCTGTTGTATGCTTCGTGGATGCCAGCAGAGATTCCTTTGGTAGTTTCAACTCTCTCCAAGAGTTCGGAAGTTGCTTCGACTTTTTGGATGTCAAAGTATTGTCCAACGCTGGTGAGAAGATTGTATCCACCAGACAAGTTCCAAAACATTACCTTTTTGAGGAAAGGAAGGTTTGGGTAATGATCGTTTTCGGTAGCATCAGCATACCAGATTTCGGTTTCGGTAGTTTCACCTGTGATTCTCCACTTGGAGATGTAGGAAACTTGGATGAAGTCTCCCGCTTGAATGTTGAGTGAGCGAAAAGTCTCAACAGCTTCTTTTTCTTTGCGAGCATTTTCAGCCCTAGCAAGTATCATTTTTTCTCTGAATTGTTTATTTTTTTCTTTTGTTGTCATATCTTTTACTTCTTTCTTTCTATCTATACTCTATCACAATTTGCGATTTTGTCAAACTTTTTTTCTTATTGAGCATCAACAGCTTGCAAACCTTTGCGAATGTAAACTGTAGTCCATTTGCCCTTATCAGAGCCTTCCATGATTTCAGCAGTCGCTGTCATGGTTTTCCAACCGATAGTCGAAGGAAACAATTTGACGAGAGTTCCTTCGTAGATGTAGAGGTTTTTATTGTTTTCGTATAGTTCAGGATTTATTGTTATCATTTTATTTTCTTTCTTATTTTTGAGTTTCATTGTGAGCGATTTCAACTGTGTGTTGATATTTCGCAAAACTTTCATCGAGTCTTTTTTGAGATTCTTCAACGGCTTTTTTGAGGTCAGCCGAGGCTTTGTCTAAATTTCCGAGGAGGATTTCGAATTTTGTTTTTCTTTTCATACTCTTAATCTATCACATTTTAGAATTTTCGCAAGAAAAATCTTCATTTAAATTTCATTGACCATCAACGAGTTACAACACAAGGGAGGTGGATTATATAAGTAATTGATATTCAAGGATTTAGATTTTTAGCGTTCCAATAGGTTTTGGTCAAAGATCGTTTGTGATCTTTTCGCTTCCATCAGGTTTTGGTCTAAGATCAGGATCTACAAGTTATTGATTATTAAGGACTTACAAAGACAGCCTCCCGCCCTGCGTAAGTCGTTGATAGAGAACAACTTACGAGGGATAGTTTTAGAAAGGCATGATTTTTATTTCTAGAGATTCTTCTAAAGTTTTTTTAGAGGGTTTGAAAAAGATAACTTTGTCAGAAATCTTTTCGACCGAAACTTTTTCTGGCAGAGATGCAAAGTCTCCTTCTTCATCAGTCGCAATCACCAAAGCTTTTCCTGCGAAAGGTTGCGAGGTAATTCCAAACTTAAAGTAGGCTTGGGTTTCGCTATCTTTTAGCAAACCCTCGTCATCTAGGATCATATCAATTCCATCTGCAAGGCTGGTGATCGTGATGAGTTCACACCCTATGAGTGCATAGATGGTTTGGAGTTTCGTGTCTACCATCTTAACTTCGGTGATGGTTTGAGTGAATGGGTCAATTAAGATTGCCCTTTTGATTGGATTATTATTTGTCATATGTTTAGTCTATCATACCTTTCTATATTGTCAAGTCTTACAATCTGTAAAACTTATGATTGCGGATAGTTGCCACTAGCTTTGCATCCTTTGCCCACTTGGGCGAGACGCTCACAGCGTGGTAGTGGTTAGCACCTCGCACTATGTCTGGCATCTGCTGATGGATGACTAGGTCTGCAAGGTAAAGAGCGTTCTTACCTTGTGGTGTAGCCAGTAGCTTCTTCTTGGTAGTTTCACTTACTCCACCATTCCAGAAGCTGAATTGTTTAGGTGCTAGGCATACTTGGCTAGCAGATTGGTGACGCTCTACCATGCGTGTTTGTATGACGCTAGCAACGCCAGCCATACCCTCAAAGGTTTCGCCCCTAGCTTCGCCTAGGAGTGTGAGTGCTACGATGAATAGTTCTGCTGTCATACTATTAGTCCCTTCCACTGCTGATAGCTCCGCAGTAGTCGCTAGGCTTCTCTGCTGTGATAGTGCCGAGGCTATATCCCTCGGAGCTAGTAGCACCCCAAAGGAAGCAGGTTTGCACCATCTCATCGATGATGCTCTGTGCCTTTGCTGTAGCAAGGTCAAGCAGTCCACCCTTACGACCCTTGGCATTGATCTTATTGACCAAGGCATGAAGGGCGATCTTGGTGAGAGCTTTCTTCACATCATCGGGGTGAGCATAGAAGTAGAACGCTTTGCCGTTGCCCATGTCATGCAACTTGCCATTGGTTCCGCACCAGTTGTAGATGCTGTTAAAGAAGTGATTGATTTGTTTGATGCTTCCTTCGAGAAGGTAAGCATTGTTTTCGCCGAAGGTTTGGTAGCTGATTTTGCCTGAGTCGAGGCATCCTTGAGGTCTTGAGCCGCTTTGTTGAGGTTAGCGATGAGTTGTTCGTATTTGCTTAATTTTTTCTTCATGCTTTTAATTTATCACAGAATAGATTTTCTGCAAGATATTTCTTCATTTAAATTTCGTTGATAGTCAACGACTTACAACCGCAGGGAGGATATCTTTATAAGTATATAGTATATAATGGTTTATATTTGTTCGATCTTAGAGCAAAACCTGAACGAAGCGATATTTAGAATATAGCCCTAAAGGGAGGGGTGGTATGTGCCATAATGACCCACCCCATTTTTGAAAAATTTAGGCAACCCCTTTCAGAGAAATGGTCGTGGGGGTATAAAAATCAATCTCCCCTAACTAATAAAAGTATTGTTATATATACTATATTCTATCTATATACTACTATCCCCTCCCCCTTTTTATAAACTAATTAAAATTCAAAACAACGATATATTCTTCAAGGTAAAAAAATCCAAGGGGCTATTTTTTCTTATATCTCTTTTCTTATATGGGCGCTGTGTAATATAAGTTATATATGAAACTAAATCTAAAAACACTACTATTAATAGTCTTTATAGGATCACTATCTTATTCATACAAAAGCTACTTACAATTTAAACAAAAAACAAATCAAGTTCAACTCATAGATGACAATTCAATAACAACTATTACTCTTATTGATAAAAATTCATCAAAATCATCCACGCCCAAGGTTTCAGAGTCTATTAGCGCGAAGCAAAATTATTTAGGCGCAGGATCAAATTGGCACTCAAGATGATCAAACATATAAAAGATGTTGTTCAAGGTAAAGCTTCAGTAGGAGATCATAGATCTTCTCGATGGGTTAAAGTAAGAAAAGAGCACTTAAACAAACAACCTAAATGTTGTGCTTGTGGTGGAGACAAGACACTAGAAGTACATCATATTAAACCATTTAATGAACATCCAGAATTAGAATTAGATCCAAATAATCTTATAACTTTATGCGAAAGTAAGAAAAATGGAGTTAATTGTCATCTTTTATTTGGTCATTTAGGTAATTATAAAACAATTAACCCAAATTCAGTAGAAGATAGTAAAATTTGGTTTGGAAAAATGTCACAGAGATAATATCATATATTGATGTTTTTAATACAACAATATCATGATTTTAGACAAAATAAATGTGGTTGTTCTGAAAAATGTGATTGTCCAAACAAAAGACAACAAGAAATCGATTACTGTTTAGAACAAAACATAAATAACCCATATATACATAAAATATATCTTTTAAACGAAAAAGAATATTCTAATCCTTTATTTAAATCTAAAAAAATAGAGCAAATCATTATTAATGATAGGTTAAAATATTCATATGCTATTGAATTTGCTAATAAAAATTGCAAAGATGATATAGCTATAATAGCAAATAATGACATATATTTTGATGAAACATTATTAATATTAGACCATTTAGAAGAAAAAGAATGGATAGATAAACTAATAGTATTAACTAGATACGAAAGAAATAAAAACAATCAAATACTTTCTCAGGACAAAATACCACACTATTATAGTTACCATTATCAAACATTTTTTAAATGTCAAAGAATATGGTCTCATGATGCATGGATATTTAAAGGTAAAATGCAATACTTTCCATGTGATTTTTATTTAGGGGTTCATGGATGTGAAGGGGCATTTATAACCCAATTAAAGAAAAATACTAATATTAAAGTGCAAAATGGATATCCTTATATAAAAGCTATTCATTGTCATTTATCAAAATTTAGAACAACGAGCATAAATCAATACGCAGCGGAAGAAATGTCTGGTATTTTTGAAGATATTTATGGTAATAAAATATCTCATGAAGATGATAAATTTGATTATTCAAGCGATGATTTTTTCCAAAAATTTAAAGTTTATATATTAAATATGATAGGAGAATGTGCATTTTCAAAACTTATCAAAGAAACAAAGAACGTAAAAGAATTAAATGCATTAGTTAAAAAATACAAAATAGATCTTCATAATTTAAAATTAACTTTTTTAAAAGACTCTTTCACTTTTTGAAATTATTTTATTATATGTATCATACCATTTAGTTCTTAAAAAAGATGGTTGATCATTTGATAATAGCTCTGCACTTAAAAATTTATCATGAATAAATACTTTTTCTTTATAATTTTCTAGTGCTAAATTATTTAAATCTTTATTTAACTGTATTATTTCATAAGGTTTTATTTTTTTATCTTCTAGCAGTTTAGTTAAATGACTTTGCTCTAAAATACTTGTTATATTATAGTTCATGATATTTTTATATTGATTTGCATAATTTATACTTTTCACACACCAATCTTTTATAAAATTTAAATTTTTACCACCAACTATAGAACAATTATAAGTATAACCACAATTAAATTTATCTAAATCAGGCAGATTTTTGAAAGTATTTTTATAATGAAATCTTAAATCTTCATGAGATTCTTTAAAAGCAACGATAATATCAGATTCATTATTTTTAAATATATCTTGCAATAAAAAAGAATCAAAATCTAAATGCACAAATTGTACATTAAATTCTTCTATAAAATTTAAAATAGAATGAAATTTACTTATTGCCCAAATATTATTCTTATCTAAATTTATTTGTTTTACGATAATACCATCTGGAATTATTTTATCAAATTCATTTATGTAATTTTTATCAATATATACTACTACATCTCCATAACTTTTAGATAAAGATAAAGTTTTATATATATTTAATTTATTTAATAAAAACCAATCTTTAAATTTTAACTTGTATGGCCAAGATATTACATATTCATTTTCAAAAGGAGTAAAAGAATACAAATAAGTCATACTTATTATATATTAATATAAATATATTGTGTAATATTTTTTGTGATTATAAATGGTGGTCAAATTAATAGTATTTGGAAAAATAGACAAATCCCAAGAAACAATATTATTGTTGATGGAACATACGAAACTGTAGATAAAACTCTTATATTAGAAAAAATATTTCCATTATATTGGCGATGGTTATCTGCTATGAGATTAACCAGATGGGCACATAAATGGGATTGTGATAACTTTGCAGAAGGCTTTAGAGTATTTGCTACAGGATTTTTCGCAGCCAATATGGATTCAAATGCAGATAGTATTGCTATAGGTATGATTCATTATATGTCAAATTCAAGAAATGAAAACGGCACAGAAGGTCCACATGCTATAAATATAGCTATATCTATGGAAAACAATATATTAGTTCCACTATTCCTAGAACCTCAAAATGGTAAAATAATAACTCTTAAACCAGAAGAATATAATAGTATTTGGATGATTTATATATAAAATTACTTGACGGTAAGTTAAATAAATAGTAATATTGCCCTATGAGAAAATTAATTATAATCGCTAGTTTGCTAGGATGTATTTTAAATACATCTTTTGGTGGAAACGTTGAATGTATGATCTGGAATGATGATTTTGGTAATGCAGATCTCCATAGAATGCGTACAGCTCAATCTATGGCCAGACAAGCTCAAATTGTTCAGCAAGTATACAGTAAACCTAAAATGGAATATCGCGATTATCTTTTAATGAAAAATGCTGCACGTAATGTAGAGTTTCATCAAATGAATGAATATTCTATTCTAAAAAATAGACAATTTATTAAGTCTACTGGTTCACCTCAGTTCCAATTCAAAAAATATAATTGCCCCAAATAAATGATTAGATATCTATATTTAGTATTATTACTTTGGTTAAATCAAAGTTTTGCTGGAAATGATTTAGGTATTATTAAAAATAATGAAGAGATTGATTTAATTAAATCTGAAAGTATTTATTGCGAAATTGATTATATCAAGCAATATCCTAATTTATGCGTTGGAGCTTCTGCAGAGATGGTTTTAAATTATTATGGAAAAAAAATAAATCAAAAAGATATTAAAAGGCATGCAGATGGTATATCTTATAAAGATGATGATAAACGTTTATATAAAGCAATTTTATTTGTTAAACTTGTTAGAGCATTAAAAGATTTTGGAATCAAATGGGAACAGAAGTTATACGCAATGGATTGTGGCAATTTAGGATTAAATTTTATTATTAATGAAATAAAAAATAAACGCCCAGTTTTAATTGATACAACTTTATTTGGAGGACATACAGTAGTAGTAAATGGATATTGCGAAAAAAAGAAATTATTTATAATAACTGATCCAAATATTGAAAGTCCAGGTATTAGAATAATTTCCTACGAAGAACTTAGGCGTATATGGAGTTCTGGCGGATATATTAGAGGTTTAGTTAAAACTTAATATGAAAAAATTTATAATATTTTTATTTTTTATATTTATTTGTTCATTTTCTAATGCTCAAATTAAAAAAAGAATACCTTTAGATTATCCCAATTCTTGTCTTTTGAATAGTATAGTAGCTTATGAGGCAATTAATAAAAAATTAAGTCAATATCATATATGGAGCGAAGTCTTAGGTGCAGTTTATTATGAAAATGAAAATGGTAAAATAGTAAAACAAGGACATGCAGTTTGCGTATATGAATGGAGAGGTAAATTTTATTTATATGATATTAATAATGGAGGAAGCATAGTAGAAATGCAAGGTGTTAATTTCAATATGAAAAAAGATCCTTTTAAAATGGCAGAATGGCTTTTTGGAAAAGGTAATGTAGAAGCTGCTGAATATTTAGCCAACTAGTGTAATCATATTTGATGTTTAAAGTATTATTAGGGCTATCTGCCCTATTCTTAGCCTCTTGTGGAGCTTTCTTTTCTGTAAAAGGAATTGGACTTTTATTCTCTGGTAGTTTTTGGCCAGCAGTTATTATGGCTAGTAGTCTAGAATTTGGGAAAATAATGGCAACCAGCTTTTTATATAGATATTGGAAAAAAATTAATAATATTATTAAATCATATTTAATAAGCGCAGTAATAGTTCTTATGGGTATTACAAGTCTTGGCATATTTGGATTTCTTAGTCAAGCTTTTTACTCAACAAAAAGTAATATAGATGCAATTGAATCTCAAGTATCTTTATTGCAATCCAAAAAGACTTCATTAAAAGATCAAATAGCCTCAAATAATGATAGAGTTAAAACTCTTGTAGACACTCGTAAAAGCCAAGAAAATAATTTAACTAAAGCGCTAGATCAATCAACCACAACCACAGTAACTAAATCTGGTGGGTTATTTAGCAGTGATACTCAAGAAAAAGTAATAGACAAAAAATCAGTAGAATTAAAATCTAAAACATTAGATACAATGCAATCTAGCATTTCTACATTAGAATCTAATATACAAAAAATTAATATTAATAATGAGGATTTAAATAAAGAAATTAATAATATTGATAACCAAATAATAACTCTAAATAAACAAATCGTATCATCTGATATTGGAACATATAAATTTATAGCAGAAGCATTTAATGTAAAAATAGAAACTATTGTTAAGTATTTTATATTAGTTATTGTAGCAGTATTCGACCCATTAGCAGTATCATTATTATTAGCTTACAATATTGCAGCAAATAGAAAGTTTGATGAAAAAGAAGTGGAAATAGTCAAAGAAATAATTAAAGAAAAAATAATAGAAAAACCAATCGAGATAGTAAAAAATTTATCTATCCCTTTTAAAAGGGGAACAAAACAAACTCACAATCCAGATCTAGCAGATCCGAATTTAAAATAGCGCAAAATCTTTTTTAAATTTTAAATTTAATTTAAATGAATTTACAGCTAAACCTCTATCAAATCTTTTAATAAAATTTGCACCTTCTTTTGGCATAGCAGCTGTATACTCTTTATCTTTTGTTCTTACTACTATATGAGAAGGCAATACTGAAACGCTCATTAATTTGCCTTTCATATTTCTTTTTATTGCTCTGGCTATAGCACAATTTTGAGGATTAGCTTTTTCACCCTCAAATATGTTTTTTTCAGTTATGTTTATTGTTTTCTTCACTTTTTATTTCCTCTATTTTATAATCATAACTATCGCTATCTTCAGTAATCCATTTGGGACTATTTTCGACAGTATAGATATGAGTATTTACTTTTCTTTGCAACAATATTTCATTTGGTTTTGTTGCGAAGCTTGGATCGAATACTTTAATTCTATTATTAGGTTGTATTGCGAAATTTCCATTATCTAATTCTATAACATGACCAGCTTTATGTTGATCTGGATTTTCACTAAATCCAAAATGAACTTCATTAAAATCACCATTAGCCCAATCAAGAGTAAAAAGATATTTGCCAAAATATTCTTGTCCAGTTCTTCCAGTATATTTTATTTTTTTATTTTGAAGTACATAGAATTTTGTCACAGATATATTATAACTAAAACTATCCCATAATTCTAATTCACTCAATTCCATATTTGGAGAATCTAATTTTGTACAAAAAGCACTTATTGGTGCATGCCACCATATTCCACCATCTTCCATAAGAAAATTAAATAATGGTACTTGGCTAGGTAAACTAGTGACGCCAAATATTAAACATTTAAATTTTTTATCAAAACCGTCTTCTTGATTTCTTAAATAGTTAGCTCTTACATAACATTCAATTGGAGGAATATTTGCGTTTAAGTATGCCACAGTTAATTTATTTACACTTAATATAAAATATGGTGTAAACTTAGATGTAAGTAGCATGTCTAAAAAACATAAACAAAAAGAAGACAAGTCAGTTCCTGTTCCTCAAAGAGATAAAATTGAAGGGTTCTTAACTATTCGCGAATTACAATGGACAGAAAACCAAAAGAAATTTATTCAATTACTTCAAGATAAAAATACTAAAATGGTTTTTTGCAAAGGTCCAGCAGGAACAGCAAAAAGTTTACTTTCAGTTTATGCAGCTCTTAACGCTATCAATAGTAAAAAGATTGGCGAAATATTTTATGTTCGTAATCCAGTAGAAAGTTCTACTCATAATCTTGGATTCCTTAAAGGTGATTTACATAGTAAACTTGATCCTTATCTTCAACCATTAATGGATAAACTACATGAATTATTACCAAAAGGACAAGTCGAAATGCTATTAAAACAAGAAAGAGTTAAGGGTCTGCCAGTAGGTTTTTTAAGAGGATTAAGCATTAATGCTAGTTATATTATCTGTGACGAAGCTCAAAATTTAAGTGTTCATGATTTATTGCTAATTACCACTAGAATGGGTAAGTTCAGTAAATTAATATTAATTGGAGATATTAGGCAAGCTGATATTAAAAATAGTGGTTTTGAAAAAATATATGATCTTTTTGATGACAAGAAAAGTGCAGATAAAGGAATATGTACTTTTAAATTTGGCAGAGAAGATATCATGAGAAATGATATCTTAGCATATATTATTGAGAAATTTGAACAATTAAAGTAAGTCTAGTGTAACCATCTTTATGGCTCCACTAGTATCATTAGACGATCAAACAGAAAAACGGATAGGTTTAGTTTACAACAGCCAAAGTGGACTTTATCAAGCTCTTGATTTTAGCAAAATAGATGATATAGAATCTCTTTTAAGAAACTCTTCTAGCCCAACTAATATTGATGCTTTTGGTAGATTAAGAGTTTCAGAACCATTCACTCTTGGAGATTATAGTCATGTTTATGGTGAAGAAACCGAACTTCTCACAAAAACAAGTGGAACAAATTCGAGTATTAATTTTAATATTTTAAAAGCTCAAGCAGAATTACAAGTTGGAACTGGCGCTAATGATTTCACTATTCATCAAAGTAGAATGTATCATCATTACATGCCAGGAAAGAGTCAAGTAAGTTTACAAAGTTTTAATTTTAGTGGAGTAAGATCTGGGACAAATAAAAGAGTAGGACTTTTTGATGATAGAAATGGCATATTTTTTATGCAAAGTGGAGATGGAAGTTTAAATTTTGTTTTAAGAAGCAATGCATCTGGATCAGTCAATGATGATATTATTCCACAAAGCAGTTGGAATACTGATACTTGTAATGGTAGTGGATTTTCGCAATTTAATTTAAATCCAACAAAAACACAATTATTTTGGGTAGACTATGAATGGTTAGGAGTAGGAACAGTTAGAGTGGGATTTGTAAATCAAGGAAGATTTATAACAGCTCATCAATTTTATAATAGTAATATTAAAGATTCAGTATATATCAGTAATCCAAATCTTCCTATTCGTTGCGAAATTAAAAATTATAGCAATACAACTGGCGTAGATTATATGCAACAAATTTGTGCTACAGTTTTCAGTGAAGGTGGTTATAATGAAGCAGGAGTAGATTTTGCTGCAAGAACAACTGGATATAGAAATATTGCTGCACAAAGTACTTTACCAGTTATAGCAATTAGATTAAAAACAGGATATTATGGACAACCAAATAGAAGCGTTGTTAGATTAGGTTCTACAGAATTCTATAGCGCTTCACAACTTTGTTCTTATGATATAGTCAGACTTCCAAGTGGAGCTTCATTAATTGGAGGATCTTGGGTAAGTGCAGCTGATGATAGTGTTGTAGAATATAATATAAATGCTACAGGTTATAGTCTTTCTGGAGCAAATATAGTTGATGTTGGATTTCTTCCAGCTGGTGGAGTTGGAGTTGGTAATACAAGTTCATCAGCAGCTAATATAGCAAGTGCATCAACAGCAAAACGTAGTTATCTTAGTCAAAATATAGATAGTACAGATAGTAATATTTTTGCTTTTATATTTAGAAATTTTGCATCTGGCCCTGGAAATACTACAGATACTCTTGCTGGAATACAATGGCGAGAAACTAGATAATTTTATATTATCATTTTATATATTTAATGTGTAATAATAATTAATATGGCAGAATTATTTAGAGACTCAGGTTTTGAAAAGATAGCTTTAGTTGCCACCTCAACAGGAGCAGCTAAGTTAATAGACGCACCAGGACAAGACAAAAATATTTATATTTTAGGCGTTCATACTAGTGGAAATGTTGCATTGAAAGAAAATGATGCCGCAGGAAATACAATTATGTTTGTTGCCGCTGGTAATGCAAATCTTCCTTCTACAATCAAAGTAACTACAAATACTGGAGTATATAGTTCATTAGCTAATGTTTCAGTATTTTATTACGTAGATTAATATATTTAGATTTATAATTAAATTTAACATATAATACATATATGTTAAAAATTTATTGTTCTGAATGTGGTTCACCAACTGAATATTCCTTAAATAAGCCTAAATTTTGCACAAATTGTGGAAATTCATTTTTTGGTGCTAAAAAAGAAGAAAAAGTAGCTTTACCAGTACAAATGCAAAAGCCAACTATAACTAAAGCCAAAAGACCAAATATCGAACCAGAAGATTACGAAGATGATAATACTGAAATCACAGAAGTAAATGAAGTACCAGATATTGATAATTTAGATTTTGATCTCGATATTAATGAACATAAAGGAGAAAAAATTGGTAATATAGTTGGTTCTTCTGAAAGAAACGATTTAAGAAAACATAGATCATCAGAAAAAGTAGATACTAAAAAAGTATTAGAGGATTTTGCAAGAGAAGGTGGAGCAATTCGTCCAGCTTCAAGAACATCAACCAATTCAGCCAAACGTCGTAGAGGACGAAACAATGGCTAAAAAACCCAAGTTTGAAAATTGCATAGATAACATAAATACAGAAATCCTTAAAAGAAAAAATAAGTGGAATTTAACAGCAATTGCTTGGATGGATTTTAGCGATGTTTCTCAAATTTTAAGATTTCATATTTATAAAAAATGGCATCTTTATGATGCTACAAAACCTCTTGCACCTTGGGTTAATAGAATTATAAGCAATCAAATTAAAAATCTTATTCGCAATAATTATAGTAATTATACAAGACCTTGTTTAAAATGTTCAGCAGCAGAAAGCGATGATGGTTGTGGAATTTATACCAAACAATGTTCAGCTTGTCCATTATACGCAAATTGGGAAAAGAATAAAAAAAGTGCACATGATACAAAATTAACAGTAAGCTTAGAAAATCATGTTCAAGAAATCAATGATATGAAAAATGAAAATTTCAATCTTGAAGCCACAGCACAAAATGTTCACGATAAAATGCATAAAATTTTAAAACCTATAGAATGGAAAATTTATCAATATTTATATATTGATGGAAAAGATGAAGAACAAGTTGCAAAACTCATGGGTTATAGAACAACAGAAAAGAATAGAATGGCAGGATACAAGCAAATTAAAAATTTAAAAAAATCAATTATTATTAAAGTTAAAAAACATTTATATAATGGAGACATTGATATTATATGAGCGAAGATATTTTCGTATTAACAGAAGAGCAACAATTAAAACTCTTAACAGAATGGAATAATCGTCCAGATAATCCTCCATCTTTAGCGGAGTTAGTTAAGCTTGCTTTTGATAGAGATGATCTGGATGGTAGAAGTAAAGAAGGCAAAGCTGTAAAACAATTTCTTGCTTCTAGACAAATCAAACCAAGGAAAAGCCATGAATATGAAGCTAAAGGTTTAATAGAACTAACAAACGAGCAAAAAGAATATATCAGTAATAATTGCTTGACTATGACTGGTTTAGAAATGGCTAAAATTTTATTTAAAAATGAAGCATTAACTAATTTATGCCAAGAAACTAGAAGCGTATTGGAATATATGAAAATTATTCCAACTAATATTAAATATAATAATACAGAAAATGAAGATGTAGCTTCTGGAGATTATAAACCACCACGCAGTGAAGAAAGAATGATTGCGAAAATCAATAAATATGTTTTAGATGGTATTGATAAAAATAAAATCACTCATGCTCAAAAAAGAGAAATTATTGCACTGATTGGTTATATGAATACTCATAGATTTATTCACCAAATTAATCTTTATGATAATGAAAGTGATAGAGAATTATTTGAGAGTAGTTTTATAAGATATACATATAATAAAGCAGACTTAACCCAAGAAGAAGTTGACCAATATATTGTTCTTTGTACAGAAGTATTAATATCTTCTAATATTCAACAAACAATTGGAGTCCTTCAAAATCAAATTGATCTTGCAATTCAAGAAGATGGCAAAATTCCAATGGCTATAGTAGAAGCAAGTAATACTGCTAGAAAAGAATACAACGATTGCGTTAATCGTCAACAAAAATTAAATAATGATCTTAAGGTAAAGCGTAGCGAAAGACTTAGCAAACAAGTAAAAGAAACAGCATCAATTATTAACCTTGTTCAAATGTGGAAAGAAGAAGAGAGCCGTGCTAAATTAATTAAAATGGCAGAAATGAGAAAGAAAACTGTAGAAAAAGAAATAGATAGATTATCATCTATGGATGAAGTCAAGTGCAAAATATTAGGAATTTCAAAAGACGAAATATTGAATGGTTAATTTTATGTCAGTTATTTGCAAAGTAGATGGTAAAGAATTTAAAGATGAAAAAAGTTTGCATCTTGCACTTCGTGGTTATGGTTTAAATAAAGAAAAATACTATCATACTTATTATCCCAAAAAAGATCTTCTTACTGGCGATACTATTAATTTTAAAACAAAAGAACAGTATTTTAATAGCGATTTTAATGATAAGAATAATATGAAAAAATGGCTCAAACAACAGCCATTAGATAAAGCTCAAGAATATACAAAACAATTATTAATCAAAAGAAAAGAAGATAAAAAATTAACATATAGTCCTTCTCAAGTAGAGCTAAGAACTATTATGGCGCCATCTATTATTTCTTATAATAAATTATTTAATGATTATTATGATGTTTGCTCTAGTATAGGATTAGAAAACAAATTTATACATCCAAACAATATTATTCATCAATTTAAAAATAAATTAAATTCAAATGATACCATTTACGTTGATACCAGAGAACAAAACTGGCTTAAATTTAATATACCTTTTGAAATAAAAACCTTACCTTATGGCGACTATACTTGTTCTAATGATAATTGTAGTTGTTTTATAGAAAGAAAAAGCTTAAGTGATTTTATTAGCACTTTGAGCGTTGGTAATCTAGAAAGATTTAGAAATGAGATTATTAAAGCTAAAAAAGATAATGCTTATCTTGTTGTTATAGTAGAGGAAAAGCTTACAAATGCATTAAGTTTTCAATATCTTCCTCATATTAGCAAAAAAATAAAAGCAACACCAGAATTTATATTTCATAATGTTAGACAATTACTTCAAGAATTTGATAACTTACAATTTCTTTTTGTTGATGGTAGAGAAGAGATGAAAAGAGCTATAGAATCTATTTTAGCTAGTAAATGCTTTTATAAAAAGATAGATCTACAATTAGCTTATGATATGAAACTTTTATGATATATTGTCCAGATAAATATTTAAGAGAAGTAAAAGATGTTAACGCTGAATTATCTCAGCTTAAAGGATTTCTCAATGATAAAGAAGCTAAAATCTCTTTAGCCAAATTTCTTAGAGCTAATCTTGGATTTACAACAGAACTTATTAGTGGAGTTAAACTAGCTCCATATCAGGAGTTACATCTTAAAGCCTTAATGAATAGAAATTTTAATATGTGCGTGTTTGGTCGTGGTTGCGGTAAGTCATTTATGGCTGCAGTATTTTGTTTTCTTCAATGCGTATTTGAACCTAATACTAAAATTCTTATTGCTGGACCAACTTTCAGAACTGCACGTTTTATTTTTAATAACTTAGAAAAAATTGTAGATAGTAAAGGTGCAGAACTTCTAGCTCAATGCTTTGGTGCTAAAGCTAAAAGAAACGATCAATTTGAATGGCAAATTAATGGTGGAAGTATTGTAGCGATTCCTCTTAATGGAGAAAAGATTCGAGGATTTCGCGCTAATATTCTAGTACTTGATGAGTTTCTTTTGCTTCCAGAAGAAATTATCAAAAATGTATTGATGCCATTCTTGGTTGCTCCACAAAATATGAAAGAACGTATGGAGATCAGAGAATTTGAAGATAAATTAATAAGCGAAGGCTTAATGAAAGAAGATGAAAGAATGGTATTTGAAAATACAAGTAAAATGATTGCGCTCTCATCCGCAAGTTATACTTTTGAGAATCTTTACAAAACTTATAAAGAATGGTGTGAAAAGATTGAATCAAAAGAAAAACAAGAAGCCACATATTTTGTTAGTCAAATGAGTTATGAAGCTCTTCCAGAAGAAATGATTGATAAAACAATTATTGAAGAAGCTCAAGCTGGCGGATTTAGTCATAGTAGTTTCATGAGAGAATATTGTGCTCAATTTACAGATGGTAGTGATAGTTATTTTAATGCAAAAAAAATGGATGATTGCACTTTACCTTTAGGAGAAGCACCTCATACATTATTAAGAGGAGATCCAAAGAAAAAATATGTGCTTGGAATTGACCCTAATATGAGTGATAGTCCAAATGCAGATTATTTTGCTATGGCTATTTTAGAAATAGATGATGAAACTAAACAAGGCACATTAGTTCATACTTATGCTGGCCTTGGTAATTTAAAAAATCACGTTGCATATTTATATTATATATTAAGTAATTTTAATATCATTTTAATGATTATAGATAATGCAGGAGCAGATGTTTTCTTGTCAGCTTGTAATCAATCAGAACTATTTAAAAAAGACAAACTTGAAATTAAAACATTTGATTTTGATAGTGATCTAGAAGGCGTAGATTATGATCTTATGGTTAAAAATGCTAGAAAAAAATATAATATTCAAGATAAAAGAATAGCTTTTAATCAAGTATTTACAAGTACATTTATTAGAAAAGCCAACGAACATTTACAAGCTTGTATTGATTATAAAAAGATATGGTTTGCTAGTAAAACTGGAGCATATGAATCTTTCTTTAATAAAGCATTAAATCAAGGAGCAGCAAATCTAGATTTAATAAGAGGAGAAGACAAGAAAGATTGGACTATATTAGATTTTATTGAAAATCAAGACGATTATATATATCAAACTAAAAAACAATGTGCTTTAGTTGAGCATTCTAGTACTAGCCGTGGTACTCAAAGTTTTGATTTACCACAACACCTTAAAAGAAGTTCTTCTGCTAATAAAGCTAGAAAAGATAATTATTCAGCACTTATGTTAGCAAATTGGGCTTTGAAATGCTATAATGATATGATGAAAGAACCAGAAAATATAGAAACTCCAACTTTTTCGCCTATTATGATTAAATAAAGGTGTAATAATCAACGCAAATGTCTAAAAAAATTAAAAATAAATCAAAAAATACCAAAAATCAGGAAATCGTACCTTTAATGGCATCAGCTTCTACTTACGAAAGCCATGCTGCTCATGCCTCTGATCCAGCACATACATCTACAAGAAGAAATGCAGCTAGTACCATAATTAGAACAGATAGATATAAAAACATTAACGATGGATTAATTCCTTTCAGATATTCAACTGGTATTAAAAATGAATCTAATCTTAATATCAGAGATGCAGTTATTCTTTGTCAAAAAGCATATTATAATTTTGCAATTTTCAGAAATACTATTGATTTAATGACAGAATTTTCAGCTAGTAATATTTACTTTACTGGTGGTAGTTCAAAATCAAGAAATTTCTTTGAAGCACTTTTTAGAAAAATAAATATAACAGATATTCAAGATAAATTCTTTAGAGAATATTATCGTTCTGGCAATGTTTTTATTTATAGATTTGATACAAAAGTAAAAGATGAAGATGTTAATAAAATTACTCAAACATTTGGTTTAACTAGTTCAAATGCAGCTGTTAATTTACCATCTAAATATATTATTTTAAATCCATCAGATATTCAAATCGCTGGAACTATTAATTTTGCTCAAAGAAAATATTATAAAATATTAACTGATTACGAATTAGAAAGATTAAAGAATCCAAAGAGTGATGAAGATAAAGAAGTATTAAATAGTTTACCACCAGAAACTCAAAAATTAATTAAAGGAAAAACAATTGGCATTTTAACGATTCCTCTTGAAGCAGATAGAATTTCAGCAGCATTTTATAAAAAACAAGATTACGAACCATTTGCAGTGCCAATGGGATTTCCAGTATTAGAAGATATCAATTGGAAAGCTGAAATGAAAAAAATGGATATGGCAGTTACTCGTACAATGCAACAATCTGTACTTCTTATTACAATGGGAGATACTCCAGATAATGGTGGTATCAATCAAAAAAATCTTGAAGCCATGCAAAGTCTTTTCGAAAATCAAAGTGTTGGCAGAGTTCTTATCGCAGATTATACAACCAAAGCTCAATTTGTTATTCCTGATATTGGTTCTTTGATTGGACCTCAAAAATATGAAGTTGTTGATAGAGACATTCAAATTGGCTTAAATAATATTCTTATTGGTAGTGAAAAGTTTGCTAATCAAAGTATTAAGGTTCAAGTATTTATCGAAAGATTAAAACAAGCTCGCCAAACATTTATTAATGAATTTCTTGTTCCTGAGATTCGCAGAATTAGTAAAGACCTTGGATTTAAAAATTATCCAGTTCCAAATTTTGAAGATATTGATCTTAAAGATGATGTTCAATATTCTAGAATTTATAATCGTCTAGTAGAACTTGGCGTATTAACTCCAGAAGAAGGAATTAAAGCTATTGAAACTGGTAGACTTCCAAATCCAGAAGAATCAATTGAAGCTCAACAAAGATTTAAAGATCTTAAAGACCAAGGATTTTATCAACCACTTATTGGTGGAAGTCAACAACAAGCTGGCAGACCAAGTGGTTCAACTGGAATACCACAAAGCACTAAAAATGTTTCGCCAATTGGTCAAGGAAAACAATCTAAAGCTAACGAAGATAAGTTTAGTCTTTCTAAAGTAAAAGAAAACCTTGTTCTTGCTCAAAAACTAGAAGAAGAAGTATCATCTGCTCTTCGTAAAAAACATAATATCAAAAAATTAAGCTATAATCAAAAAGAAGTAGCAGAACAAATTAGTAAAATTATTGTAGCAAATGAAACTCCAGAAAATTGGGTTTCTAAAATAGAAGATTATATCAAACAACCAGTTGATCAAAATCAAGAAACAGTTGCAAGTATTAATTCTATTGCTTATGATCATCAAGTAGATAGTTATCTTGCAAGTATTCTTTATCATAGCAAAGTAAAATAATATGCCAAACTATATTAGAACAAAACAAATTGATCAAGGCGATTTAAGTGGATTTTTTGTTGATTCAATAAGTTCTCAAAGTGGATTATTACTTGCTTTTGCATCTGGCGCTGCATCTGGCGCTGCATCTGGCGCTGCATCTAGTATTATTTTAAATGAAACAGTATTGTTAACAGGAAACCAAAATATTTCTGGAAATAAAACATTTTTAAATAATTTAAATGTTTCTGGAGATCTTACAGTTGCTGGCACTTTAAGATATAATGAAATAATTGATACAACAGTTACAGGAAATCTAAGTGGATATACGGGTTATTTTACGACAGTTTTCGCAAATAATTTAGTATATAATACTGGCAATCAAACAATTATTGGAACTAAAACTTTCGCAACAGGAATAAAAATTACTAATGGAAATATTTTAAGTGCAATTAGTGGATATAATGATATTGATGGTCCGCTTGGATTAGATATTGCTTCATATAATTTAAGATTAAGAGGCACAGCGCTTAGTAATATTAATCAGACTTCAAATTCTTTTACTTTATTTGGAGAAGAAGCAGAGATTCATTTAAATGGATCAAATGCACTTTTTGATACTAGTTATTTTAGATTAAAATCAGAAACAATAGATTTTAGTGGTGAAATCAATGGCAATACTGGCACTTTTGAAAAACTTTACGCTAATAATTTAATTTATAATACTGGTAATCAAACAATTAGTGGAATAAAAACTTTTGCTAATAATATAAATGTCTCTGGTACTGGCATTTTTAATGCTATAGACTTAAATAATATTGATAACCTTTCACTTTCTGGAGTAGATATAACTATAACAAGTGGAGTAGTCACTTTAACAAATTCACTTAGCGCGCCTAATCTTGTTTACAATACTGGAAATCAAACTATTAGTGGAATAAAAACTTTTGCAGATTCTGGAGTATTTTCACTATCAAATATAGCTCCATTAAATTTACCATCAAACCCACTTTCAATAGTAGGTAGCGGAAATACTTATATACAAGTAAATATTCAAAATCGTGCAACTGGAACAACAGCAACTGCAGACCTTGTTATTACTGCAAATAATGGTACAGATACATCTAATTATATTAATCTTGGAATAAATAATTCTGGTTATGCAGATCCAGGGTTTACTAATGGAAGTGGACTAGATGGTTATTTATTTGTACAAGGAGGGAGTTTAGATATTGGAACTACTCCAACTAACTCTAATATAGAATTTCATATTGCTGGTACAACCGCAGATAAAGTTATAGCAAGAATAAATAATTCTGGATTAAATCTTATAAGTGGGACTTTAAATTTAAATAATTCATATTTATCTGGAGAAAATATTAAACCATCTAGAGGAATAGCTTTATATAATAGATCTATGACAGCAAGGAATATTCTAACTCAAGTAGATCTCGAAGGAAGAAGTATAGCTTTTCAACCAAATCTTGCAACAAATAGAATAATCAATTATCAATCAAGATCAAATTCTATTTCGAGTACTAATGCAGGTTTTGGTATCAATTTAGCTTCTAGTGGTATAATAACTAGACCAATTTATATGAAAGTAGGAGATGTATTAGGATCATTACCAAGAGTTGGATTTTTACATACAGGTGGATTAATTGAAGCAGGAGTTAGTAATAATGTTGATCAAAATACTTTTAGAGGAACAGGAGGACTTGGTGGATTTTTCTTTCAAGCTAGATTTGGAATAAGTGAAAATAATATAGGCACAAGCGGTAGAGGATTTTTTGGATTATGGGATAAACAAACAATTCTTGTAGCAAATTCTACATTTGATCCATATTCTTCAAATCGACAAAATCTTATTGGAGTAGGATTTAATAGCGGAGATTCAAATTTAAGTTTTATTCATTCAGATTCTACTTCTCCAGGTACAGATAATGTTAATAGAAAAAAAGTTTCGTTAGGCGCGAGTTTTCCAATTACAAGTGGAAATGTATATGAATTAAGTATGTATGGACTGCCAGATAAACCTTATGTTGATATGAATATTTCTATATTAAAAAGTACAATCTCAACAGGTTATAGAGCTATAACTGCACTTCCAGCCCCAGATTATGCTCTTGCTCCTAATTTTTCAATTAATGGTCCAGGAGTTACAGGTAATATAGCTTTTGATTTAAATAATTTTTATATAGATACTCAATAAGATTAAAATTGATTATTTAATTATTTCCATATATAATATAGTGTAATCTAATATGAAAAATATGCTATCTAAAGTATTCGGCCCAAATTGGAGATCTAGCTCATCTGGAATAGTTACAGTTGTAGCAGTTTGTACAGCAATAGCAATTCATAGTGATCCCTCATTAGTAGCATTTCTTCCAGATCAAGCAGAAGTTTATATTCTTGGAATTTCAAAATTAATAGCAGTTGTTTCTGGTATTATTTTCGCATTGACAGTAAAAGATGCAGCAGTTACTGGCGGAACAGTAGCTCAAACAGTTGAAGCAAAAGATAGAACAAATGGAGAAAATACATGAATAAATTACAATTAGCAGCAGTTGCTCTTTTGAGCGTATTCCTTGGTGCTTGTGCAACAACTCCAACTGGTCAAGTTGATCCAGCAACAAGTGTTTCAAATGCTCTTCCATATGTTAAACCAGCTGTTGTATTAGCCTGTACAGTAGTTCTTGATCAAGCTGTTTCTGCAAGTGATCGCGTAGAAAAGGCTAAAATGATTAACCATGTTGCAACAATTGTAGAAGGACTAACAGTTGGAACTGCTCCAACTCCAGAACAACTTCAAAAAGCTTTGAACGATTATCTTCCATCAGAAAAAACTCATTGGGTAAATTATGTTAGTGTTATTAAAGATATTTACGCTCAACAATTTGCTCGTATTGATGGAAATACTGCTCTTGCAATTAAGGTACTTAACGCTATTGCATCTGGATGTAAAGATGCTACAGCAAGTTACGTAGAGTAATCATGCCAACTGGAATACTCCAAGCTTTACTCTCAGCAGTATCTGGAATATTCTCAGCAATTAATAATGTATTCGGCGCTAAGAATACAAAAGAAATGAAAGAGCGTCAAGAAGCTCAAAAAGAAGTTAATTATCAAAGTGAAATAGAAAAATCTGTTAAGGAGAAAAATCTTGAAGAAATTCGCAAGCGTATTAGTTCTTAATTTATTTTTAGTTAGTTGTGCTACTGTGACCCCAAATAAAATAGAAGATGATAAATCTTCATATGACGCAACTACTCCAAAACAATATGAGAAAGATAATGGTGGGTTAATTTCTTTTATTGGTGATGATGCAGTTATTACTTCTCAAGCGCGTGAAAGATATAATAATTTAATATCAATGTATAAAATTAAATTTAAAAAAGAAAAAGCAATAGAATTAAAAGAAGACTCTGGTATAAAACCTTATAAAGATAATTTCGGTAATGAACTTTATCTTATTGATAGTGAACATCTTGTTTATTTTGGAGTCTTAAATTCTTGGTTAAAAGAAAAAGTCCCAGCAGATAATATCATAGATAAAACAATAGATAAAATAAATAATTAAAATGGGCAAAATACAAACAACGGTAACTTTACCAAAAAGAATATTATTACAAGGATGGGGAAATTCATTTGGAAATATTAATATAAATGGAGAATTTATATTTATTGGAGATAGTGGTGTTTTTAAAAATGCTTATATAAATCCATCTGTTATTGTTAATGATGGAGTACTTATTCCAAATACATTTGATTATAATCCTGTCATTTTTTTTAATGATACGGATACTTTTGACGTTAATCGTAGAAATAAATGGATTTTTTTCGCTAATGATATAAGTTGGATAAATAATTCAACTGATAGAAATAGAATACCATTAACTAATTGGCAGATTGATGGAGCTCTAGGACCAGCAGGGATAATTACTATTTTAGAAAATATAAGTGGAAAAAATAATAAAATCTCTATTAAAAAACAAAATCTTGGTATTGGAAAAATAATATGTTAAATAAAAAATCTCTTGATCTTATTCTTGAATTTGAAGTTGGTGGTGGCGAAAATTATTATAATAAATTTTTAAAAAATCCAACTTGGCCAGGAGAGCAAAGTGGAGTTACAATTGGTGTTGGTTATGATCTTGGATATGTTAATAAAGCAGAATTCACAAATGACTGGAAAGAATTAAATCAAAAAGATTTTGATAGATTATATAAAGTAGTTGGAATAAAAGGAATCGCAGCAAAAGATCTTATTAGAGGATTAAAAGATATTTCTATTCCTTGGGAGCTTGCACTAAAAGTATTTAATAATAAAACAGTAACTAAATTTTATAATTTAACGCGTGAAACTTTTCCTAATTTTGATAATCTTCCAGAAGATGCAAAAGGTGGATTAGTTAGTCTTGTATTTAATCGAGGTAATAGTTTAGAAGGTGATCGCCGCCGTGAAATGAAATTAATACGAGATGGCATGAAATTAGTATCAGTTTATGATCAAAAAGCATTAACATTTATAGCTAATCAAATAAGAAATATGAAAAGAATCTGGTTTGGTGGAAGTATAGAAAAGGGAATGACTCGTAGACGAGATGCAGAAGCTAATTTAATAGAAAATTCATTAAACGTGTAATAGTTATTATGAAAAAGTTAATATTAATATTGCCTTTATTTTTATTAATTAGTTGTTCTGAACCAAATTTAGATAGCAGAGAATTACCTACAAAATATCCAGAGACTCCTACTATGGGCTCTGCGGATGACGTTACCAAAGAATTATATAACAAATAATTAAAATTAATTAAAAATCTCTCCTCTATAAGTGTATATTATATATAGAATGAATTATAATTCTGAACAATATGGCTTTGAATTAAATGCTGCCAGAAAAGGTCCAAAATCTGCAGCCCAAACTCCAGCAAAACCATCTGAAAAACGCAAAGGATCATCTCGTAATAAACCTGGAAGTGCAGGAACAAAAAGCGATAAAGGTATTGAATTTTCCAAAAAAGTAATCGAAGCTTTAAAAAACAAAGTTAAAGAACATAATAGTAAAAATAAGAAAAAGGTAACACTTGGTCAATTAAAAAAAGTATATCGCCGTGGAGCTGGAGCATTTTCTTCTTCTCATCGTCCTGGAAAAACTCGTGGACAATGGGCTATGGCTAGAGTTAATATGTTTCTTAGAATGGTAAGCGGTAAACCAGTTAAAGATGCTTATCGCAAAGCTGATAGTGATATAGCAAAAGCTAAAACTGAAATTATTATTGAAGCATCTATTGATCCTTCTGATGAAGATTTTGAAATGGCAGATTTAGATATCAAACAATATAATCTTGAAGATTTTGATTTCATGTCTGCTGATGAATTATATCTCGATGATGAAGAAGATGGTGTAATATTTGGGAACGGAAAATTTGAAATATGAAAAATAAAACAAAATTCTTGACTACATTTGCTAATATTAAAATTAGACCAGTTGTTAGCGAAGAGAAGGATAAATATCTTTCGGTTGCTTCACTCGAAAAATTAAAGAAATTCTTACCAGAAATTAATACAGAAGATAATATAGATCTTCTTCCTGTTGCTTTTGATGCTTGCGTAGTCAATAGAGTTAATAAAAATGGTGATGTTATTGATGGTGAAACTGCTGCAAAGATTACTAAAAATTTTGTTAATAAGCCAATTAATGTAGAACACAATAGAAATCAAGTTATTGGTTGTATATTATCTGCTAGTTTTAGCAAGTTCGGAAGTAACGAAAGCTTAAGTGCAGAAGAAGTAAAAACAATGAAACAACCATTTAATATCACTCTTGGTGGTGTTATCTGGAAAGTTGTTAATAAAGAATTAGCAGATCAAATCGAAGAAAGTAATGATCCTACTAGTAATAATTATATGAGTATAAGTGCTAGTTGGGAACTTGGATTTAATGAATATAATATAGTTATTCTTGATGGCAACGAAAAGAATATTGAAAATGGTCAATTTATAACTGACGAAAAAGAGATAGAAAAGATGGAAAGTTCATTAAAAAGCTTTGGTGGAAGTGGTAAAATTTCAAATAATAAGTACGTTTATAGACAAGTCTTGGGTAAAGTTGTCCCATTAGGAGTGGGATTAACATTAAATCCTGCAGCCGATGTGCAAGGAGTAGCAGTCCAAACAGAAGAAAAAGCTCTAGATATTCAAGAGAATAAATCTTCTATTGAGATTATTAATGAAAATAATATTTCCCAAGAACCTGATTTAAATGTAAAATTAGAGAGGATATATATGAAAATAACCAAAATTGAAGAAATTACAGATTCTTTGCTTAGTCAAGTAACAGCTAGTTCTGTTGTTGATTTTATTGCAGAGGAAATTAAAAAAGTTAGCGATCAATTCGTAGCAGAAAAAGCTGAAAAAGATAATGCTGTTAAAGCTGCAACTGAAAAATACGAAGCTGCATTCGCTGAACAAGAAACTCTTAAAAAGCAACTAGCAGAAGTAAATGAAAAACTATCTGCTATTCAAGCTGAACAAGAAGCAAAAGCCAAACAAGAAGCATTCACCCTCAGAATGGCATCTCTTGATGAAGAGTTTGAACTTAGTGATGAAGATCGTCAAGTTCTAGCTGCTGATATTAAAGATTTAAATGAAGAAGCCTTTTCTGCTTATAAAAATAAAATGTCTGTTCTAATGAAAGAAAAGAACAAAGCTGCTAAAAAAGCTGCTCAAGACAAAATGAACGAAGAAAAGATGAAAAAAGAGCAAGAAATGAAAGCTTCAACAATTTCCGAAGAAGTCAAAGCTTCCGAAGAAGTAGCACAAGTTCCTACAACCCAAGAGGTTGTAGAACAAGCTGTTGACAATGGAACCAAAGCTTCCGTTGAAATACCAAATTCAGCCCCTGCTGCAGAGCCAACCGTACAAGAAAAGTACGCTAAAGCTTTCAGCTTGGACGGATTTGAATTCAGAAAATAAAATAAGGAGAAAAATATATGGCACACAATCTAAGACCATTAACACAATATAACGAGCATGATGTTATTAATTTCTTCGCTTATAGCGGAGATAGTACTCTTGTTCGTAAAGGCGCTGCAGTTAAAATCGCAGGCGCTGGCTTCCAAGCCGATTCAACCAATCCAGTAGAAATGCTAGGCAATCCTGGCGCTTCTTACACCAACACTGTATCACAACGTTATGGCGTAGTACCAAAAGTAGCTGCTGCTGTTTCTGGTGATAAAGTTATTGGATTGACCCTACTCGACATTCGTGAAACTGACGAAAATGGCGAGAAACTAGTTTACAATCCTCGCAAAGCTGCTGAAATGGGCGTAGTTATCAGCGGTCAAGCAGTTCCAGTTCTAACTCGTGGCGTAGTTCTTTATAGTGGACTAGCTGCTGGTTCAGCTGGTGATAACGTTTACCTACATGCTAGTACAGCTGGTGATTTGTCAACCACAAACACTGGTGGTACAAAAGTAGGAAAGCTTCTTGGTGATAGAGACTCCAACGGAGTAGCTCTTCTCAAGATCGAACTCTAATTTCAGTAAAGGAGAAAATTTAACATGAAATTAAAATTAAAAAATACCCCAGAACAAGTTGAGCTAATCAAAGCTATGGGCAGCAGAGATGCTAACGTAGCCAGAGAAGCCACTCAAGCATTCGCAGCCTTCATCGGCCCAGTCGTTAGCAAAGTTCTAATGCAAGCTGGTACTGCTAGTGCAGTTTACAGTGATCTTCCTTATGATGAAGATGATAATCCTTCTATTCCTCTCGACCTATGGGTTGGTGAAGGTGAAGGATATACAACTGTATGGAGCCAAAACGTAGCAGGTGGTCTTCCAACTTCTAACGTTGAAGGTTTCAGTGAATTGAAAGTTGCCACCTATCGTTTAGATAGCGCAGTTTCAATGCTAAAAAGATATGTTCGCCGTGGTCGTCTTGATGTTGTTAGCAAAGCTGTAGAGCGTATGACCAACGAAGTTCTTGTTAAACAAGAACGTAACGCTTGGGCAGTAGTTCTAAGAGCACTAGCAGAAGCTCGTTCTTCAGCTATCACTGCTCCAACTGGCGTTCCAACTAACGCTCATATCACAAGAATCACTGGTGGTGCATTAACCCTTGGTGGCTTGAATAATCTAATCACCCTCGTAAAGAGAATCAATAGCTCTTATGCTGGTGGTTCAACTGATAGTTCTTATGGTCTAACCGATCTATTCGTAAGTCCAGAGATCAAAGGTGATATCCGTGCATTTGCTTACAATCAAGTAACAAATACTAGCACCGATCTTCCAGCTGGTGTTCGTGAAGAAATCTTCCGTAACGCTGGTATCCAAGAGATCTATGGAATTGCTATCCATGATATGAATGAATTTGGTGTTGGCAGAAAATACAACACCCTATTCAATAGTTTCTACGGTGGCACTGAAGAAGGTTCAACAAACTTCTCAGAAGCTAATACCACAGACGGTGACGAAATTCTAGTTGGTCTTGATCTAACCAAAGATGCATTTGTTCGTCCAGTTGCTCGCAACAGCGAAACTGGTGGAACATTCACTGCTCTTCCAGACGATCAATTCGTAACTCGCGCTGACAAAGTTGGATTCTATGGATCCCTCGAAGAAGGCCGCGTATGTCTCGATGGTCGTGCAGTTGCAGGACTAATCGTAGCCAACGACTAATATTTAAATATTAGAAAATTGAAAAGCCCAAGGGTTAATCCCCTTGGGTTTTTCTTTTTTATTAGACATATAATATTTATTAACATATAATAATACAAGGAGAATATTATGCCACGTAAATCAAACAAACAAGCTAAAGGTCAACTAGATAATTTAAATCAAACTCATGGAAAAGTAGAGAAACCTCTTACTTTAAATCAAGTTTGGGGAGATGATGGCAAGAGTAAATATGGCACTCTTGATGTTGAAAAATATTCTGAATATTTAAATGATCTAAATAAAAGTGATCTTCAAGCTCACGCAGTAAAGATTGGATTAGTTCCAATTGATGATCGTAGTTCTCTTATAACAAGATTAAAGAAAGAATTTAATAAACACGCTTCTCAATATTCTGCAAGAGCACTTCCAACTAAAAAAGATATTTCTAAAGCTGCAAGAGATATTCTTTCAGAAGGTCGTTAATTTTATTTCGATAAAATAATTGTTCCGTGTAATATTTTACATGGCAACATCTTATAATATTACTGGGTATCAAGGCGACTATTTACAATTAACATTAAATTTAAAAGATAGTAACGGAACAGCAATTAATTTAAGTGGTTATGGTGTGCGTGGTCAAGTTCGCGCAAGTTATGGCTCTACAGGAGTTTTATTAGATTTAAATCCAACTATTTCTGGAAATGGTTCAAGTGGTATAATTTCAATTAATATTAATTCATACATCTCACAGGATCTTCCAGTTAGTGATCATATTTATGACATTGAAAGATATCCATCTGGAATAGAAACTGGAAATAGTATAAAATTAATGCGAGGAAAATTTTCAATTTTACCAGAAGTAACGAGATAAAATTATGGCAGATATTAATGTAGATGTTAATTTGCCTAGCACGATTAGCGTTGATGTAACATCACCAACTCAAGCTTTAGCTACTAATATTTCAATTCCTGGTCCTCAAGGACCAAGAGGAGAAAAAGGTAATCCAACTACCATTAATAATCTATCAGCAGAAAATATAATAATAACTGGCACAGATGGTAATATTATTTATACAACTGGACTTAATACAATTTTTGTTTCTGGTAATAGTGGATATTTTCAATCAGCAGTAAACACATTAACAACTAATTTAAATAGTACTGGTTCATCTTTAAGTAATTCAATAAATAATTTAAGCGGATTGTTTACTGGATATACTGGAAATTTAGATAATACTTATGCTACAGATGCTCAATTAAATTCAACTGGTTCAAATTTAAATAATAAAATAACTTTATTGAGTGGAACATTAACTTCCACATATGCAACAATATCAAATCTAGCCGCGACAGGTTCCACTTTAACTTCTAATATAAATTCTCTGAACTCTACTTTTACTGGATTTACTGGAAATCTTGATGCAACATATGCAACAGACACTCAACTTGCTAATACTGGTTCAACATTAAATACAAAAATAGATAATTTAAGTGGTTACGTAAATGCTCAAGATTTGTCAATTTCTAATAACTTAGCTTCTACTGGATCAACTCTTCAAAGTAATATAAATACAGTTTCATCTAATTTAAATTTAACTGGCGTAAATTTAGAAAATAAAATAACTTTATTAAGTGGAACATTAACTGGAAATTATCTTACAATAAATTCTGCAGTTAATACTTATGCTACAATAAATAATTTAGCTTCTACTGGAAATACTTTAATCAATAATATTAACTCTTTGAGCGGAACCCTTACTGGTAATTATTTAACTTCATCTTCTGTTTCTAATATTTATGCAACTATTAATAATTTGAATTCTACTGGTTCAAATTTAAATGATAAAATAAATTCATTAAGTGGCGCATTAAATTCTTCTGGAACTAATTTAAATAATTCAATAATTTTTTTAAGTGGATTATTTACAGGATTTACTGGAAATCTTGACGCTTCATACGCAACAGATATTCAATTACAAAATACAGGATCTACACTTAATGAAAATATTAATAATTTAAGCGGAACACTAACGAATAATTATTATCTTAAATCAAATCCTAGTGGTTTTATAACTGGAGTTGATCTTAGTTCTTATATTACTTCATCTACAGCTAGTTTAACTTATGCAACAATATCTAATCTTGCTTTAACTGGCTCTACTTTAAATTTTGAGATAAATTCATTAAGTGGAACACTAACATCAACTTATGCTACGATTAGCAATTTAGCAACTACTGGTTCAACTTTAATTAATAATATTAATTCGCTGAGTGGTACTCTTACTGGAGATTACGTTACAAAATCTAATGGTCAATTTAATAATCGTCCAACTGTAAATGGTACTGGCGTTCTTTTAAGTGGTGAAGTTGCTGCTTTACCAGCAACTATTGTTTATACAACTGGAAACCAAACTATTTCTGGAGATAAAAACTTTGTTGAAAATATTATAATTGGAGACGCAACTCAAGAAAATCTTTTTGTAATTTCTGGAAATGAAATTAGTTTTGGAGTTATTCCAACCGTAAGTGGAAATCCTTTATTAACTGGTATAAATCTTACAGCATACATTACTACAGGTCAAACTGGAAGCTTTTATCCTAATTCAAACCCAAGTGGATTTATTACTGGAATAGATCTTTCTAATTATGCTACAATAAATAATTTAGAGTTAACTGGTAGTACATTAAATTACAATATAAATTCACTTAGTGGTTCTGCAGTTTTGTTATATGGCGATCAAAGTGTAGGCGGAATAAAAACTTTTAGAGATAAAGTTTATATTAATAATCTTTATGTTACTGGCACAGAAACAATTTTAAATACAACAAATAATAATATAGCAAGTCCATATTTACTTTTAAATCTAACTGGTGGATTAACCGATGGGGGAATTTTCTTTGTTACTGGAATTGGATTAACAGGCACAAATGACAGTGGAGTTATTTTTGGTTTTGATAATATAACAAAGAGCTGGCATTTTGGTCAAGGCACAAGATTAACAGATATTTCTACTCTTGATGAGGTAATGGGTTATCATGATCTTAGTGGCTATAGTGGTTATGTTAATAATACTTTTAGTACAATAACAAATTTAGCAAGTACAGGATCTACATTACAAACTAATATAAATACAGTTTCATCAAATTTAGCAAACACTGGAAGTACGTTAGATAGCAAGATAGGTTCGCTTAGTGGTACACTAACATCCAATTACGCAACCATTAGTAATCTTGCTTCGACTGGAAGTACGTTAAATAGCAATATAGATTCACTTAGTGGCACTCTAACATCTAATTATGCAACTATTACAAATCTTGCTTCTACTGGATCAACTTTACAAACAAATATTAATAATCTTAGTGGTTATATTAATTCTTCAAATAGTAATATAGTATTTACTACAGGCAATCAAACAATAAATGGATTAAAGACTTTTAATTCTGGCGTAGTTATTAATGTTCAACCCACAGGAACAAATCCTGCATTATATATTACTGGAACTTGGAATGATGCAAATATTCCATATAGTGGATTAGTAATAGATATAACTGATACAAATAGTAAAGTTACTAATACAGTTGGAGATACAAGTTATTTATTAGAATTAAAGAAAAATAATACAAGCCAAATTGCTTTAACGCATAAAACAAATTATAGTACAAGTATTCCATCTATACATAATACAGCTAGCTCTTTAAATATAGGAAGAACAAATAGTACTTTATATTTTGGGGCAACTCAAGGTGGAAATGCTCATGCAATATTATCTAATAATGCTTTTACAGTTAGAAATGCTACTGCAATTGGATGGAGCGCAGCGAGTGCTGGAAGTGATATTGGATCACAAGACTTAATTTTAGCGAAAGATCTTTCGGGTATTCTTGCTTTACGCAATGGAACTAATCCTCAACAATTTAGGGTTTATAATATTACTGGCACCAATACTGGTGAATTTGGACTTTTTGGATGGGATGCTGGAAATAATTTAATTATAGGACCTCAAGCCACACAATCTGGAACATTAAGAAATGTTACAATAACTGGATCAAATATCAATATAACAACAACTGGAGAAGTATACATTGGGGATGGAGCTTTAAGAGTTGGTAAAAATGCGGCAGGTGGTACAAATATTATAGCAGCAGGAACGAATGTTTTATCTCTTCAAGGAAATGCAACAAATGGTGGTTATGGAAATGTTGCCATTGGGCCAAATGGAGCAGCTCAATTTTTCGTACCATTATATGGATATCCTCAAGTTAGAGCAGATGGCTATTATGCATGGTCAAATAATGTTGGAAATGCAGCGTCAACTCCAGATTTATATTTATATCGTGATTCAGCAGGAATTCTTGCTCAACGAAATGGAACCAATGCTCAACAGTTTAGAGTCTATAACTCAACAGGCACAAACTCTGGCGAATTTGGATTATTAGGTTGGCAAAATAATCAATTAATTCTTGCATCTCAAAAAACAAACTCTGGTATTTTAAGAGATGTTGTTATATCTGGTGCAAATATAAATCTATATTCTATGGGCGATGGAACAGTCCAAGGTGGACAATTGCAAATACCATATAATACAGATTATAATTCACTAACATTTAGAAACGCCCAAAGCAATGTAAATTATTTACAATTAAAAAGATATCTAGGATCTACTTCTGGTCCATTATTTACAACTATAGGATTTACTTCATCAATATCAACAAATAGTGCTTCTACTGCAGATATTTTTATAGAAAGAGATGGCGCTGGAATCTTATCTCAACGTAACGGAACTAACGCTCAACAATTTCGAGTATTTAATTCAACTGGCACAAATTCTGGCGAATTTGGATTACTTGGATGGATTAATTCTGGTCTAGTAATTGGTCCCCAACAAACAAACTCTGGTATTCTTCGTGACTTGACATTAACTGGCGCTAATATTAATATAAATGCCTCTGGTATTCTTAATGTTTTTGATAATACAAACATTGTAGGCAATCTAACAGTAAGCGGCAACACAACAATCACTGGTCATCTTTCTGCAGCCTCTAAATCATTCTTAATAGATCATCCAACAATAATTGGCAA